GTCATGCTTGTTTCTCCTGGTTTAGTTGGAACAACACCAACAACAAACACTGTGTAGGTGGCCGGTGCTGATCTCCGGCTTGTAATGCTCACCACGTCGCCGTTAACCGACATACGTTGCACTACCCCGATGGAGCCAAACGCGCTACCCCGGCCCGTGGCCACGATCTGGTCGGCCTGGGCGGCTAGTGAATAGGCCGCGCTGGCGGCTTGGTTGCCTACCACCGCCGTAGTGGGCTTAGTCACCCGGCCCATGGCGTCCACGGTCTCAAATAGCCCCGCGATTGTGCCGCCGGGACTATCAATGGCATATTCAATCCGGTTTACGCGCGGGTCTGCTTGGGCCGCGTCGATAGCTAAAACTAGGTCAGCGTAGGCCGTATTCGCCCCGCCAAAATACGCCGCCCATTTATCCGGCGTGGGGGTCAGCACCCCTTTAATGGCGATGCGTGCTACACCGTCCGCTACTGTATAGCCGTCAAACGCGGCCACTTCAAATTGCGCGGGGATCATCTGCCCAGCTGCGGCTTGTAGCTGATTTAGGCTACTCTCCGATATTGCCCAAAACGTCATTTGGCCCCCCTTGGTCTACCATGGCTTGAATCTGCGGCATGTTTGGGAACTGCTGCAGGAACTCCGCAAGCGGTCGCCACGCCTCTACTTTTCGTTGATTTTCCCGGCGGAGTCGCCGGGTGTTTAGTCGGTAGCTAGTGCCAGTCAATGCCCGCGCTTCAATCGCGTTTGTAGACCATCCCTCACTGACTGCCACCTGCGAGCCCCGCGCGGCCTTTAAAAAATCGGTCGCGGGCTTAACACTGCCGTACCACTCGACCCCGGTCAGGGCGGCGAAGCGGTCATATTGCAGCGGGTCGAGCATTGCGTCGATCAAGCCGGGCGTGTCGTGCTTGCCGGTCAGCGCCTCGGACACTAGCCAGTCAATGTAAACCCGTGTACAGAACGTGTCGCCCGAGCGCTTCCACCGCTTGCGAATGTAGTTTTTGAACTCGTTGATCGCCGCCTGGCTGGCGCTGTAGTTCTTTTCAAACGACAGGGTGAGAATTTCGGGCGGTATCTCAAGCGCCCACGATATGGCGCTAATGATCACCGCCTCAAACGGCCCGAGGTTAACGTCGGTGCCTTCGCCACCGATCATCTTAAGCTCCTCGCCCGCTTGCATTTCTTCAATAATCATGCCCGGCAGTAGCCCGGCGGTCTTGAACGAGCGGTTGCCTTCGGGGGTGCTCGTTTGCACCGTGCCCCGCGCCACTGCGCCCCCTTGGAACGGGAGCGACGACGGGAGCGCCTGGGTTTTCTGTACTACCATGGCCACTAGGGCATTAATCGCCGCTTTACGCTGTACGGCGTCACGGTACCGGTCCACCTCTTTAAGCGACTGGAGAACGAGGCCTAGCAGGCATTCCCCCCGCACGTCTGAGACGCGGCGCTCGGTGCTGTAGAGTAACCACGCCATGCGGCGCCCGGTTTTCTCGCCCTTGGCTAGTATTCGCTCGGTTTTGCCCGCCGTGGCTACGTGATACGCAACATGCACGCCGTTGGCGTCTAGCTCCACGCCGTCCACGAGTGTTAGGCCAGTGGGCACCCTGTAGTTGATAGGGCTAACCACCCGAGAGCCGGGGATTAACTCGACGCGGGGGAGGTTGGTGCGGGGGTCGGTGTGCAAACGCACCAGCACGTCCCCGTCAATGATCGCCTCTAATCTTGCCTGCTCTTGAATCTCGCCGAAGGCTTTTTCTCGGTTTAAGTCGCAAAGATCAGCGGACCCGGCCCACAAATTAAAGCGCGCCTCGGTAAGCTCCACCCACCCCTCTAGGCTACCCTCCGGCACCCCCAAAACGTCCTCGTCCGGGTTAACGTCAGGGGTAAGGCCTTGGTTAATCTCGTTAGTGAGCAGGCGGCGGATGACGCCGCGAAAGTATAGATTTTTGCGGAAGAACTCGGCGCTATGCTTGCGCAAGGTCGGCTTGTCTTCAAAGTAATCAGCAGGCAGCGGGAGGCCGCCGGGGAACTTCGACCCGTTCCACGTAAAGTCCCCGAGGGGCGACCACGCGGCGGGGCCTGTCGGCTCGGGGCCTCGGTCGGGCAAGTCCCACCCGCATGAAGGATCGTCGAAAAAACTTACCACGCGGGGGTCGCCACGGTTACGGCGCCGCCGTTGCACCGCGCGCTTAGCAGGGTGTAGCGGTTGAGCAGGGCATCTAATGTGGCCTGCAGCTTGTCTAAATCCAGCCGGGTCACGGTCTGCACGGTTTGGCCCGTGTTGAGCGTGTAGGATTGGATGCCGCCCGTAGCTAGCGCGGTGATCGCGCTCTGATAGGCGGTTATCTGCGCCTCAAGGACGGGGAGCTGCTGGGCTAGAAAGTCGGACATACGCACGCGGCCTGGGGGTTTTCTGCAGTCTAGCGGTTTTCCGCTTGCCCCTACAAATTTTTGTTGACAGGGTGGCGCCATTGGGCCATAATTACCTCACAGCAACGGGATTGGCCCGGAGCAGATTAAGGGCGCTATGATGAATTTTGAACAGTACAAAGCCGGTAGAGAATGCTGCATAGAATTTTACAAAATAACCAAAGACGAGTCTGCTCTACCCAAAAACCCAAATCTAAAAGGCTCTGAAGACTGGAAAAGCTGGAACTCAGGATGGAACTCCTATTACCCAAACGATGAGGTTTCAACTAATGAAAATCAATAAATTAAGAGTAAAGCACGACGCTAACGGCAGCTTTATCATTGAAGGCAATAAAACGATAGCAAGAACGTATTGCAGAGATGGAAACGCCACCATAAATGACCAGTACAAAGAATCAAAAAGCATTGCCCAGCACCTAGTTAATTGTGCAAATTCTCAACACGGCGAAGTTAGCGACACAGAAATACTGAATTGGATTCTTGGGCGGCTTTTTGTCGCTAGAGAGTCTGAAATTGGTGACACATGGGAAATGCTAAATTTTGACGCTGGACATTGGGGTTGCGGAAAAGATGGCTCACACGATATGAGGAAAATACTCTCCTCGTTAGTCCAATCTAACTAACCAACCCGCCCCGCAAGGGGCCTAACACCCTGGAGAACACTATGGACCTAAACGAAATACAGCCCGGCGATGAGGTGGTATTCATTGGGGGCGATAACGCACAGCGGCGAACAGTTGCCAGAGTAACCAGAACCCAAATAGTAATGCGCGCCGCGCGGGGCACTGAGCGCCGTTTCTTTAAGAAAAATGGGCACGAGGTCGGCAAGTATAAGTGCCGAATTGAGCCTATGACGCCCGAGGTTCGGGCAGGCCTGATTCATAAAGAAAAAATAGCCAGGCTGCGCGGTATTGATCTCACCACCCTGGCCCCGCTCACCGTTGACGCTATGCTGGCCGCATACGACGCAACTATCTAACCCCCTGGAGTTCACCATGACAGACGCCGCCCTAACCGCCTACCTAGTGGGCTGGTTCTTAACCTTCCTGTACCTGCTGACGTGTTACGGGGTTGGCCGCCCGAAGGCCGCCGCGTGGCTGTGCGCGTTAACCGCCCTCCTGTGGCCATATACCGTGCTTAAGCACCTCTATGGCTATTGGTCTAATCAACGCTAGGCCTCCGCCGATTAGCCAAGGCGTCCGCCTCGGGCGTAGCCATATACGCCCAAAAGTCCGGCCACACCACCTCACGGAGTTGAAAGTGCTGAATGCACACCTGCCACGCTAGAACTTCGACACACGCATGGCCGTACACGAGCAAGTCCCATAGCTCGTTACGGGCGTTCGCCGGTCGCACCCACACATGGGCGATGTTGCCCCGTGCGTCGGTCCTCTCCTGCAGCGTCTCCACGGTTAACTCCCGTATTGCCTCCGGCGGTAAGTTGCCCGGCGCGTTGAAGTGGTTCACCGGCTGCGGGCCTTGCTCCTCGCGCCACTCGCGCCGCAGGACCGGTGCAAGTCGGTTCTTGTAGTGATCCACCTGGATACGGTAGCCCACCGTGCCCTGTTGCGTGGTGAACTCGCCGAACTCCCGCACCGTCTGACTGTGGGCAATCGTGGACGCCCCCATGCTCGGGTACACCCCAGCGCCCCACCGGGCGCAGAACGCCACCACCGTGTCTGTGGCATATTGGCAATCTATAAACGTCCGGGCCACGCCGTACTCGGTCCCGTCGTCGGCCACCATGCGCCGCTCCTCAATCACTGCGCGCAGTTGTTCCCATGCCGGGCTCGCGGGTTCGGTACAGTCTGCGTCGGTCAGCCGGAAGTAATCAAGCACAAAGCACCGCAGGCCCTCGGTCCAGCCCATGAGCGTTACCGCCAAGTTGGATTTATGCACGTCCACTTGGCAGGTGACTAGGAGGATAGGCCCGCCGGTAACCCTGGCGGCCAAGGCGTTTGGCGTTTCCCCGATCAGGTAGCCCGCCCGGCGGTGGGCGTCTACTTGCTCGAACTTAACCCGGCGGCCCTGCACCCGGTATGGCTCGCCGAGTACGTTGTTGTAAAAAACCTGGTGCGCTTCGGGGTCGGTAACCACGGGCACCTCGCCGCTAACGTCCACGCAGGCCAGGTAATCCGCCACACAATCCGCCCAGGCCTTGGCGCCCACGGGGGAATACAGCGCGGGCAGGTGGTAGGACCGGATGGCGGGGTCAACCGGCGTCGCGGTGGGGCGCCACTCGCCGCGCGAAAAAAGCCGCGTTTTGTCAAATTCCGTGTGGTGGAACTGGCAGAACTTGCACACGTAGCGCACCGAGTCACGTATTAGCCGCCCGGTGTCGTCGAGCTGCCACACTAAGCCCCCCACCTCGCCCGTGTCCGCCCGCGTCCAGTCCCACCGCAGGTATTGGAACTCCCCGCAGTTTTTACACGGGACGAAATACCTGCGCTGATCGCCTCGCCGGAAGTGCATAGCCATTCGACTGC